GGGTTCAAGTGCCTGGCGGCCAGCCTCGCTTCGCTCCGCCCGGACGTGCAAGTGCTCAACGTGACCGACGGCGGTTCCAAGCTGATGGTATTTCCGGCGATGACGTTCGAGCAACTGGATGTGATTTTAGCTCCGGCGGAGGTGGCTGTATGAGCTTGATTAAAAGCATGCGCCGGCAGACGGCCATCTGGTGGAAGAAAGGAGCGACCGACCAATACGGAACGGACTCTTTCGACGCTCCGGTGGAAGTAGCTTGCCGCTGGGAAGAAGTCGGCCAGGAGTATCTCAGCGCTCAAGGGGAGAAGCAGCTCTCTCGCGCCATCGTCTACGTAGACCGCAAGATGGCTATGGGAGACCGGCTGGCCCAGGGCCCGATGGATAGCGATACGCCGGACGACCCTATTAACCATGCAGGCTCTTACTTGGTGGAAAGATTTGACGTCCTTCCTAATCTCCGGAATACGGAGAATTTATATACGGCTTACCTCTAAAATGAAACAAGGTATGGGAGAACAACATTCCAGCATCGCTCATTCAATTTCGTGTCTCACCGACGCGGTGAGGGACTTCACGGAAGCAAGCAAGCAAGAGTGGGAGCGTAACAGGTCGCACTCCGCACTCGCAACGAAACAAGACCTACATGAATGGATAGAACGTATGGCAATAAAACTAAGCGAACTAGGCAACGAAGTGTCGGGCATCCGCGCCGAAGTCAAAAAGATTTGGGGCGAGCAGCAAAAGAAGTATGACAACTTGGTTATCGAGTTTGACAAGCTCAAAGCCAGTTTGGAAAATGTCGAGCTCCCGGCAGCAGTGGAGACGAGCATCACCGACTTCAAAGCCGAGCTCCAGGCGTTCGATGATACGATTCCGGACGTAACTGAAGACCCGCCCGCAGAAGGCGCCCGACGAAGGTAATTACACAGGGCTCTGTGCGTCCACGCACTCCCTTCCACAGAGTGCGTGGACTTTTAATTATGGCAAACATGAACGAACTATCGGGTCTGGCCGAAGTTCTGAAAAAATTCAAAGAGAAGCAGGAGAATCTTGGCAAGGGCTGTGAGCGAGGGCTGAAGAAAGCGGGGCTTATGCTCCAGCGCGAGTCTCAGAAGCTTGTTCCGGTCGACTTGGGGAACTTGAAAGCTTCGGCTTTTACCAGGCATCGCGGAGAAGGTATGAAGACGGTAGTGGAAGTCGGCTATACCGCCGGGTATGCTCTCTACGTACACGAAGCTGTAGGGATGAAACTAAAAGGACTCCCGCGCACGGGTAAGGGCGCGCACGGGAGCTACTGGGACCCTCAAGGCCAGGGTCAAGCCAAGTTCCTCGAAGAGCCAGCTCGCCGGCTTCAGCCAGAGATAAGGAAGATTGTCGCCGACGAAATGGCTGGTTCCCACTCTGGTGGCCATTCTGCCCATTAAACTATGAGCTCTCCTGCTGATATTATCCGCCAGCTCCTGCTCGACCTGGGGCAGGCAGCAACCAGTGGGAGCTGGACGGCTTTTGTTTCTTTCCTTCCAGAGTCGCCAGACAATGCCATTTGCGTCTATGATACCGCAGGAAAGATGGACGGACGAGTAATGGCGACCGGCTTGCAAGTAACGCATCCGGGGATTCAAATCAGAGTGCGTGGCCTCTCGTATCCAGACGTCTGGGAGAAGGCTAATGCTATCGCTACCGAACTGGATTCCCTAGGCAGAGTTATCGTTGCTATTTCAAGTACGGAAGTATATTCTCTCCTCAACGTGTCTCGGACCGGTGATATTATTCCGGTAGGGATTGAGGAAGAGGGCGGACGTCGCCGCCAGCACTTCACAATCAACGCAGTAGTTACCTTAGAATAAAACTTATGTCATCCAATGCAATCATGCTCAAAGATGGTTTCCGGACCATCATCACGCTCGCTAATATTCCGACCGTTAAGCTTTACGAGAAGGAAGTCACTCCGCCTCCGGTCTCTGGAGGCGGGCCGATTGATATTACCAATATGCGGAGCTTAGGCTGGCGCACAGCCGCTCCGAAGCAGCTGAAGACGTTCGGACAAGTCTCAGCCACGTGCGCTTACGCTACGGAAGCGTTCGAACAAATCGTGGCTCAGGTTCAAGTCAACCAACCAATCACTGTTACTTTCCCCGACGATTCCACTATCGAGTTTTGGGGCTGGATTGATTCGTTTACTCCGAGCCAGCACAAGGAAGGGGACCAGCCTACAGCTTCGTTGGTATTCCATCCGAGTTTGACTAACGAGTCAGGGGCGGAAGTGGCTCCGGCTTACGCGGCCGAAGGCGAATCTTAAGAGTCTTATGAGTTTGAACTTTACTCTGCTGGCCCGGACCGAGCCGGTAATACTCACCGGGCTAGACGGCAAAGAAGTCCACTACGAGCTGCGGGAGATGTCGGCCAGCCAGCGCGACAAGTATCTGGACCAGCTGGGGGAGCGAATGAAGCTCGACGAGAAGGGGAAGGTGGCTGGGGTAAAGAAGTTCGACGGGCTCCAAACAGCGCTACTCGCTTCCTGCCTTTATACTGTTGAGGGCATACTCGTAAAGAAGGAAGAGATTCAAAGCTGGCCTTCGGGAACTGTATCGAGCTTGTTCGACGAAGCGCAGCGTATCAACCTGCTCTCTGGCACTAAAGAGGAAGCGGCCGACGGCACAAAAAAAGATTAAGCGAGCGGTATGGCTGGTTCGACGTTGCTTCTCACTTAGGAATTCCAGTCAACGAGCTCCGCGAGCGAATGCCGTTCAGCGAATTCCTCGAGTGGCTGGAATACTTGAAGCAGGAGCAGCGGGTCACGACCAAGCAGGATTGGTATCTGGCGCAAATCGCTTCCGAAGTCCGGCGCTCTTTCGTCGCTGACCCGAACAAAGTCAAGCTGATGGACTTCTTGCTTGGTACAACGGAAGTAGTCGAAGAAGCTAAAGAAAAGATGCAGAAATCTAAAGCGGCTTGGGCCGCGTTCCTCCAGCTGGACGTTAGCAAGAAAAACTAAAACTAAATTATGTCTGAAGCCGCTCATATCTTAGAAGCTCTCGGCGCGGGGAGTTTGGGGACTCTGCTCCTCAAACTTACTGCTGACTCTACTGAGCTCGTCAAAGGGATGGAGCACGCGGTAGTCGCGGTCAGCAAGGGCTCCGACAAGATGGTTAAAGCAGTTGCTGGCTTGGCGGCGACTACCGCGGCGGCTTTTACTGCCGTAGGTCTGGCGGCAGTCCACCTGGCCGACGAGTTTGAAGAGTCTTTCCTCGCTATCTCCAAACGGATGCAAGGAAACTACTACGATACTCATCGGCTGGAGGAAGCATTTCGGGAGCTTTCCCGGGCAATTCCGGTCAACGTAAATGAAATCAACAAGGTAGCCAGCGCAGCGCTGAGGCTCGGAGTCTCTAAGGAGAATATAGTCGAGTTTACCAAGACGATGGTAGACTTCGGAACGGTAACTCACGAATCGGTAGAGGAATCTTCCAAGCAGATTATCCGGTTTGGGCAGCTACTGGAAATTCCGCAGAATGAACTGGAACGAGTTGCTTCCAGCGCAGTCAAGCTTGGCGCTCGTCTCTCTACTTCGGCTGGAGAAGTGCTGGACATGACCGCTAAAATCGGAGCTATGGGCAAAGCTGCGGGGCTGACTGCGCCTCAGATTATGGGCTTGTCGGCTGGTCTGACTTCGGCTGGAGTCGACGCCGGACGTGGAGGGATGGCTTTCAACAAGATGCTCGGAGATATGACGAAGTCTGTCGCGGCTCAGGACGCGAATCTCCAGCGGTTTGCCGCGACGGCGGGGATGACTGGCGACGCTTTCACCAAAGCTTTCAAAGAAGACGCGGCCGGAGCCATCCTTTCTTTTATGGATGGGCTGAACCAAGTGCAGAAGCGTGGCGGGGACGTTCTTGGTATCTTGGAAAATTTGGGGTTAAGCGGCGCGCAGATTGATGTAGTCCTGCTCAAAGCCGCCGGCAATACCGCGCTCTTTGCCAAAGCGATGGGAATGTCGGCTCATGAATGGGAGCATCACGAAGCTCTGGCTAAGTCGGCGGAGCTTTCCTACGAGACTTTCGGCAAGCAGATGACGACGATTTGGAATCGGGTAAAAGACTTCCTGCTCGGCATTGGGCTGGCGATTATGCCCATCTTGCAAATGGGCGCCAAGTGGATGCTGAAAGCGACGGACGACACGACTCACTTTGCCGAGACGGCGGAGCATGCTGCTGAGCTTTTCCGCGATACGTTTATTACGGCTATCGGGGCAGTCGGCGACGCTTGGATGTATTTCAAAGTCGGGTTTCTCGGCGTGGAGATTGCTATTGAGCTGGCGCTGGCGGGGCTGCTGAAAGTTGTTGGAGCAGTAGTCAAGGGGATTACTTGGGGAATAGAAGGCGCGATTAATGGAATTGTCGCTGGAGCGAATTTGGCCATCCGGACCATCAACGCCATTACGGACAAGCTGCCGGACTGGATGGGCTCTAAGAGTGGCAAGCATATCGATGAGCTCAAGTTCAAACTGAATATCGACGCTTCCGACGCAGACAAGCTGGCGGACAAGCTCGTTAAAGACGCTGCAGCGGCTTCTGTATACCTGGGGAAGATTGTTACCGAGGGCAAGTTCTCCGACAAACTGCTCGCTGAATACAGCAAGATAGTTACTGGAGCGACCGCGCACGTTAAGGGCTACAACGAAGAGATAGAAAAGAGTGTCAAGAAGACGGTAGCGGTTTCTAACGCGGCCTCGCTGGCGCACCAGAAGCGCGTGGAAGAAGCTTCAGCGGCTATCGATAAGATGGGCCTATCGGGGAGAAGACCGGGTTCTGAGATTGCTTTTTACAAAGGAGAAATAGAAAAGCTGAAGTCATTCCACGATTTGGAGTTGAGCCTCGACAAAGAGCACAACGATAAGCGCAAGGCTCTCTTGACTGATTATTACAACAAGGTAAGAGAGCTGACGCAAGCTCAGCAGCAGATAGCTCTGGCTGCTGGCGAGTCGACGTTTGGCACGCTGGCTTCCATAGTCGAGCAGTCTGCAGGGAAGCAGTCTGTTGCCTATCAAGCCATGTTCGCGATGCAAAAAGCTTTCTCGATTGCTTCGGCTATGCTCAATATCCAAAAAGCCATCTCTGATGGGTTTGCCCAGGGGACTACGATATGGGAGAAGCTGGCTGCCGTCGCTATTATTGCTTCGCAGACCGCCGGTATTCTTTCCAGCATGATGGCGGTAAAGCTCTCTTTCGCTGGCGGCAAAGCCATGGGTGGTTCTGTATCGCCGGGCTCTACGTTCCTCGTCGGAGAAAAGGGGCCAGAGCTCTTTGCCCCTTCGCAGTCGGGGACGATTATTCCGAACCACAAGCTCGGCGGAAGCCAGCCGGTGCGCGTCGTTGTGAACAACTATACGGACGTCCAGCCGCGAGTTACTGAAAAGAACGACGACTCAGAGCGGGTCATCGAGGTAATGATTCGCCGGGTAAAGAATGAAATCAGTGGAGATATCCGGAACGGTTCCGGCGTGGTGCCGACTGCGATGGAGAAGTCCTTCGACTTGCGCCGGAGGGGCAAATGAGCGTCCTTACCATCGATATTGTTTGGCCCACTGAGCTCCCGTTGCCCTTTATCGACTACGCGGGCGCGAACCGCAACGCTACCATCTCCAGCTCGTTTGACGACGGGCCGATTGTGCGCCGCTCTCGGTTCGACAAGTTCTATGTCCCCGCTTCGGTCAGCTGGCGCTTGAACGAAACCCAGTATGCTGCTTTCCAAACTTTCTTTGCTGATACTCTCGGCAATGGAGCCGCTGCTTTCTCGCTTGAGCTTCGCTATCCGAAGAATACAGAGCTGACTGTTTGGATGGTAAGATTTATCGGCGGCTATGCTTGCGAGTATCTGGAGGGAATATGGTCGGTAACTGCTCGCATTGATTTGATTGACAAGTCGGAAATAGACGCGGAAGCTGAGCTGGTTGGCTACGGTCCATTTGAAGTGGAGAGCGGTCCAGACCACGTGCTCTTTATTACTTCGGACGGCTTTGAATTTTGGGTTATAGAATAAGCTTATGGCACTAACTCCTTATCTTTCGGAACATCCCGGCGTCAACGTAGACGACGCGGTGAACAAAGCGCGGTGGGCGTTCCCGTTGTGGAGTATCACCGGGCTAACGGGCGGAGGCGCGGGGAACCTAGATGGCGTCGACGTGACTGGTATTGTTACGGGGACTACGGTAAAAGTAGTCATTGCTGGCGTCTTGTCTCACTATCAGCTCCAGGAGACTACCGACCAGGAATCTTCTCCCGACTTGATTATTCCAGATAGCGACCCGGAAAGCACGCAGCGTGGCTGGGTAATTATTCCGACGCCGGGAGCGGGGACAGTTACCAGCGTAGCTCTATCTATGCCGTCAGACTTCGGCGTTGCGGGCTCGCC